GAATCCGTCCGCGGTGCGAATGCTTGGTGATACTCTCGATGAACGTGGTTCTCGCTTTGTTAATTTCACGACACTCCACAACCATCTTAGCAAGAGGGGAATCATGTGTCGCAAGAAAGTTCTTGTCAAACTTTGGTTGCCCTGTTGGAGTACTATCATACGACAATGAAAGCTTATCGAACGCCTTTGCCACACTCGTGGCAGCCCAGACTTCGACATCCAATCCAGAAAGTTTTCTAATGGATCGTAAGATTTTATTTTCTTGAGCAAGTAAATCATTTTTAATTTTCTCCGCTTTGTCTAAATCTACTCGTACACCTTTTTGTTTCATCTTAAATAAAACAGGAAACAAATCTGTTTCTAATTCAAAGATGTTCGAAAGATTTTGTTTTTTAATTTCAATATCTAAATAATGCCATAAGCGTAGCGTTACAGCAGCGTCTTGTTCTGCGTATTCTCCTACGTGTGAGGCAGGAAGCTTCCATAATTCTCCTTTAGGATCTAAACCCCACATTTTGGCAGCCTCGTAAAGTTGGGCTTCTGATTTTGACTCTTGTAGATAATCTTTTGCTAATGAGTTTAAATCAAATCTGAACCTGTTCTCATTTACGAGTGGTGCTGCAATAAGAGTATCAATTATTTTTCCTTTTATGTCAACATCCATCGCTTTTAACCAGCCTACATCGTAAAAAGCGTTATGAAATATATAATTTATATTCTCATACGAGCATTGTTTTCTAAGCCATCTGGTAACTAATTCTTTATCCATGTTGGGCGGTGTTTCGTGAGCAATGGGATAGTATCCTTTCCATCCGTCTACTGCTACAGCAATACCGACTACTTCGCCGTGCTTACGTATGTAACCAGGACCAGCATCTTTAATGCCGGGATCTCTTGTCTCTAAATCAATAGCTATCTCGTCATAACCAGATAGATCAGGGAAGGTATCAGGCATAACCCATTCACTGGGCATGCGGTGTACTTTAGGAAACCAATTAGGTTGTTCTTTCATATTAAATCTTTCATTGTCTGGTTAATTCCGTCTAGTCTTTTTTTGGTAATTTTATATTCTTCCTCAATATATTTTTTTAATTCTTTTAAAAATAAATTGCAATAATGTTTCCACTCCTTCCCCTCCAGTTTAAATTCCTGGTACTGAAGATTATGGGAGCACATTAAAATGATGCCATTCTCTATTTTTGTTTTGCATAAATAATTATGTGCGAGGCCATAACAGGCGAGCTGCATAAAATAATTATCAATCCATTCTCTTTTTTTAGGGTTGCGTGTTTGTTTAAAATCAATAATGCAGGGCTTCTTGTTGTACACGCCGACAAGGTCAATTTTTCCTCGAAGGTAATGATCAAAATACACATGCGCTTCCATGCCCCAGACTTCTTGTAATTTATTTTTTAATCCTTCTCGTAAAATAATGTTTCCCATTGCCGATGCCTTTTCTATTTCATGGGGATCTTTTTTAGAAGGAGCTACTATGGGAGGATGATTTTGGTATTTGACGTTACAAAATTTCCATAAAGACGTTTCTAAATATGTATGCATAAGCGTTCCTATGCGTAATGATTCCTCTTTTATCCTCTCCGCTTCTTCCTTTCCCACTCGTTGTTCCCATTTCTTTATTCCTGGATTGGGCTTAGAGTCATTGATGCGGGAAGACGATAAAAGTAAATGCGAATCCTCAGGCCACCCATACAGGGATTCATATTTATTGTTATAAACAAATCTTATTTCTCTACAGTCTTGCGGGTACATTCCCACTGTCAATAGTCCGTCTTTACTTCTAATCGTTTGTTCTTTCATTTTTTTTCTCCTGTTCTTCATTCCATTCTTTAATTCTTTCAGAAGTTACTCTTCCTCGTCTCTCTCCTTCTGATTCAAAAGAAATATTTTTTTTATTTGTCCGTTTTTCAATTTCACCGGCAATAGCTGCGTAAGCAGCCATATCTAAATAACTATCTTTTTTATGTTGGTTCATGAGCCGTGCTACTTTAACCAATGCCATACATATCGCAACATCATGCGCTGTAATTTTTTTCTGTAAAAAGACAGACCAGAAGTCAGCAATGTTTTGATGGTTCTTTAATTTATCTCCGTAATCTTCTTGGCGATCACCACCAATTAATTTCTTGGCTTCATCCAGTAAGTCTTGTGAAATCATTTTATCTCCAATTCTGCTTCTGTTTCAATTACAACTCTAGCACCACAAGGTAAAAGGGGTTTGTCATTTCCTCCGTATTTAATAATACTTGGCCCTAGTATAGCCACTTCATGGCAATACGTATTTTTCTTTCCTTCTTTTATTGTTATGACAGGTTCATTTTTGTTATTTTTTTTATTAGATTTAATTTTATGTTGGTTAACGTGAATATATTTTCTCATGCACAGTTCCTTTCATGAAAAAATATAGGTTCATATTCGTACTGTCCTTCTGTTCGATGAACAATATGTAATTCTTTTTTCGCTCTTGTAGCTCCTACATAAAAAACTCTTGCTTCATCATCTTTACCTTGTTGTGTTTCCGTTGATGACTTGTAAGGACCAAAAGATAAATCAGTAATTAACATTACATTATCTCTCTCACCGCCTTTACTGGCGTGTATAGTTGATACTTCAATACGAGGTATTGCATCTAATTTATTTCCTGAACGCATAATAGAACGAAGGTATGGAATTCTTTTTCGTAAACCTTTTCCGTTTAACATCTCATACCAGGTTATATCTTTCACACTTGCTGTTTTTGTACTTGATAACTTTATATCTTCTCTTAACCCATATTCTTTTATAAGTGTATCTAAATCATACATGCCTTCATGTTGTCCTTTAAAGACACCGTAGTTTCTTTTAATACGAGTACTATCCATGTGATGATATAATGTATCACAATCAACACCAGATATTTCTTTACCATTCTGTAATCTCGTCCAAGATCTAATAGCTTCTATATATTTAAAACTAATAACAGATGATCCATAACGTTTGTATAACCATCCATAAGACTCTAAAGATTCAGAAACTTGCTTCACTATCTCATGGGTCCGACAGAGAATTAACCAATTCCCTTCTTGCAATCCTTTGTTTAAAGGTCTGATATTTAAGACTTTTCTTAGTCCTTCTTCTTCTCTAGGTTTGTATTCTTTTGGTATTCTTTGTGAAATAGACTGTGCTAATTTTGTGGCAAGAGTGTGCACCCTAACTGGGATACGATAAGATTGTGTAAGAGGAATAATAGTATTGGCATCAGTATTAGCCATAGCTATAAAGTGTTCAATGTCTGCACCAGCCCATCTAAAGATTGCTTGGTCATCATCTCCAGCTACATAAGTTTCTAATGCTCCAGATTCTTGCTGTAACATATCAACCACTTGCCATTGCTGTGCTGATAGATCCTGTGCCTCATCAATAAATAAATATTTTAATTGTGGTGCGTTTCTATTTCTAATAAAATTTATAAAGTAATCAACGTACTCATACTTATCTCTATCTTCTTTAAACTTACGCAAGTCTAGATCCATTTGTTCAATCATGTTCCGTGCGCCGTAGTTATTTAAAGTTGTTTCTCTAAATATTTTAGCTAATCTATCGTCATCATCAGGGTACTTTGCGTAGGCTAAATTAATAATGTCTTGATATTCACTCTTCGCTGTTGGCATTGATATATCAACACCGTTACCTTTACGCATCTTGTTTACATACTCATGTCCCGTGAGCCGTGATAGTTCCTCGTAGTCATTATCATCCATGATCTGACCTTGCTGTAACTGTAATCGTTTATAAGCTAAACTATGTAACGTGGAAAAATAAGGAAACATAATTTTCATTTGTTCTTTACTTAACTTTTCATTATCCATAACTCTGTCTCGAATTTCTTCAGCAGCTTTTACAGTGAAACTAAAATAACCAATCTCTTGCGACGTACACGCACCTGATTTTAAAAGTTCTTCTACTTTATTTTTTAAATAAGTTGTCTTACCTGTACCAGGAGGACCTATAACAATATGTCTATGCATCCATCACCTCCAATATACTTTTAGCTATGTAATAAGGGATCTGCGGGACGACAGCATTTCCTAAAGCTTTAAGTCTGTGTGTCCTGTCGGGTACCCCATCAGCCACTCTACCCACGTCGGGTTCAATGTTCCACCAGTTTCGGTTTGGCTCTTCAGAGCTACTCTCTCTTCCAGTTTCCCCCTGTCCGTTCCCCGTGCTTGTATGTTGGATGTTTTCTCCGACATGGCTTTTGATGCTCGAGGTGTTGGCCATAGTCTCGGTTCCTTCACCTGGTCCTGAAGACGTATCTGTATTTGTTGACCGCTCGGTCTTTTCAGATGCCCCTCGTCCAGTGCTTTCTTTATTCCCGGTAAATTGCTTCCCCCAGCTGCGGCGTCTGGCGTCCTCCACATCGGCATGTTCGTTACGGGTTTCCCGTATTGCACTTGCTCCGCTAAAGTTCCTGGTGGTACTGTCGTTCTCCCTATGCTCTTTCTGTAAGCTACTCTCTTCTCCATCGACTCTTTTGATCTGTTGTGAATCATAGTTGCGCTGGGAGTAAGCCACTGTCCAGATTCTTTCCCTTTGGTGGTTTGCACCGATGCTAGAAGCTGAAACACTAAACGTCCTGAGAGAGTATCCTTCACTTTCCAAGTCCTCTTGTACGGCGTCCAAACCGAGTTTAATGTGTCCACTAACGTTTTCTCCAATAACCCAAGTTGGCCTACATTCTTTGATAAGTCTAAAATACTCTGGCCAGAGGTGTCTCGGATCTTCAACGCCTTTTTTAGATCCAGCGATGCTGAAGGGTTGGCACGGGTATCCTCCTGTGATGATGTCGATAGATTCAATTCCATCTGATTTGAGTTTTTCATATGTTAGCTCCTTTATATCTTTATATACTGGTACAGTTGGCCAGTTCTTGTTTAATACTTTTGTGCAGAAACTATCTATCTCACAAAAGGCTACTGTTTTAATTCGTTGTGTGGCTTCTAATCCTAAAGAAAATCCACCAATGCCACTAAATAAATCTAAATGTTTCATTAGTATGCCTCCTCTTCACTAAAGTCTTTCTTGCTTAATTTATATTCTGATTCCAATACAGTTGTTGGTACTTTCCAACAATGTTCTACATTGCTATTTACTTTTAACTTAGCAGTAGTACCTTTAAACTCTTCAAACATTTTATACTGTTCTGAATCAGATGCTTTGGTAAATCTTTTTGTCTTTAAAAAATCTCTAAATGCTTGAGGTTTAAAGAAATAATTATCTTTTAATTCAAAGACCATACCTTGCAGTACGTCTTGTCTGTCCTTTGCACCTCTGTTGTTCTCTATAAATATTTGTAACTGATTTAAGAATTGACCCTTTGCTGTTACCTCGCCTGGCAGCTGTATGAAGTCATCTGGTTGCATACTACCTAATAAGGTTTGAACCATATCAGCCCATATAGCCGGAGCCACGGGCCGTGGGCTTTCATTCGCTTGCGCTATACATTGCTTCCTGTACTCTGCATGACTTGATAACTGATCAACAGTTAAGATAATAACTTTACCATTGTGCGTTAATTCATACACAGGATTATCGGATACCCATTTCTTTAATCCACTAATTTCGTTTGTTGCGGAATTCCCAATGCCAAACTTTTGCGACTGACATTTAATTTTTTCACATACTGTTTTAAACATTGGTTCATCACACCGATAAAAATATTTTTTATCTTCTACTTGTTTAAATATCGTCAACACTTCTCTACTAGGTAGAGGTGGTGAAAAATATTTAGAGTTGTAGTAATCTAATTTCTCTTCTAACTTTTCAGGAAAACGTTCACGTAAATAAATTCCTAATTGAAATAGGGCCATGTTCCGTGAGCCTTCAGGAAATCCCTGTGAGGCAAGTGTAACTAAACATGGAGGAGCACCTTTAAAATCATCATTCTTTTTTTCGGTAATCGGTTTTTCGATAACCACCTTGTTCAATTGCGATACGACTTTTGTTTCGTAATGCTTTATAAAGCTACTTAATTCAATCAATGCATTACCTTCGTCATCAAACGCATACCTTGTGGGAAACTCTGGATGGTTATACGGAAGATTTAAAAAATTTCCTGTACCTTTTGAGTTCAATTCAATTTGCTTTGGAAATATCTCGCAATCACCATAGCCTAAGAATACAGCTATCTCTTTTAATTTTATTTGCATTTGCTTTGCAAGCACTGGTTCGCTTACAAATAAGAATACATGAGCACCCCCGCTTTTTGATTTACACACAACCAGTGGTAATTTCTTTTCGACAATTCTTATAATTAATTTTTTATAATCAAAGCCATCGTACGTATCAACGTCAATAGCACCCCATTTACATTGATTGTTATCATCAATTGGTATGATACCAAGGGAGGGTTCTTTTCCTTCTAAGTGATTAATCCATTTATCTCTGGTAATTGGTTCTTTAACTAACCAAGAGCGGCCTTCTAGTTTGCCCGCTTCATTCTTTTCACGACTTTGTGTCTGACCGTATGCTCGGTCTAAGCCTGTAAATATTTCAATAAACTTGTTCTGGTCGTCCATAAATCTTTCTCATTCATATGTTTAAAGGGGCAACGGCGGTCGCCCCTTATTAAAAGTTTTTTAGTAAGGTGCTTTTTCACCATTGTCAACACTCTCATCTTCGTGCTTAACTTTTATTTCGCCTTTAGCAACGCTATCAGCAAAAGCTTTTGCAGCATGATAAGTATCAACATCTTCTACAGGTCCTACTCTGGTAATATCCCAACCAAACCACTCCCCTAAATTATTAGACTCTGCTAATGTTTTAAGTTTGTAGACATGCGAGTATGAAGGAGGTGTAAATAATCCATTTGCACCCTTCAATTTAAGACCCAACATAAGAGAATTCCATCTTTTGGATTTCTTACGTTGGGTGCTTTTCATTGCAACGAGGACTTGGGAGGAAGTTCCATCCTTGCCAATGACCAGGCAGTAATGATTCGCAGTATCTTCAATATAGTTACCATTAGATAACCTATCTTTTCTCTGCTCATCCCTTGTAGTTTTTGAAAGTATATCACTCTCTGCAGGATAGATATTAACAGGAGCACCACTGCCCTCGCCTCTATCTGTCCATTCAATATATTGACGTTGGTAGGCGCAAGGTATTACACTTACTCCTGCTTCTCCGTCGTATATATCTTTTGTAAGCGTATTGTAGATCATTCCACTTTCCGCTCCCTCAATGTATTGAGGATCTCTTTTCTTAATCTGTGGTGACGTATCACTCAGTATTCTAAGAAAAGGTATTGCAAGATCGTCCATTCCCAGATTGCCCAATCCTTTATTAGCATCTTGTTCAAACATGCTAGGATCGAAAGCAACTACGTTATTTTCGTCTTTTTTCTTTATAGCGTTTGCCATATTTACTCCTTATTTTTTATTTTGTCGGCTGATCTTTGTTGTTTGACCAAAGTGCAGAAAAAACAACTCTTCTGGCAGACTTTTGCCCTCTTCATGCCACTTTTTAATAGTGGCTTTCAGTGTACCAGCGTGCACTGAAGCTTTTACTTCAGGTATGAGACCCATCTCTTTGATGGTTTCTTGCAAATGTGTTGCCATATTGCTCTCACCCTTACCGAAACTTATACCAACACTATTCTTAATAATGTCGCCTAAACCATTGTCTTCTAGCCATTTGTAACAAGCGGCTTTTCTTTTTAAATCTTCTTTTGGTATAGATACATGAATATCACTAACTACTTCTACTTTAGAACCATCATACATAGTAGTAGATGTCATGCCTAATTCTGTCATTTTTTCTGGTATTGTCTCACCAGATAATTTTTTTAAGTGATCTTTGTAACCTTTTAATTGTTCTTCCATGTCTGCTACAACACTCTCTAAACGTAGCTGTTCTCTTAGTAATTCTGCAACAGACTCTAAACCTGTTTGTTTTACGTTAGTTACTGCGTCGCCTTCAAAGTTTATCTTGCTCATCTATTTCGCCTTTCTCATTAATGTTAATACTAACAGAATAATATTTCTTTTGAATTTTATCCCATTTAAGTATTTTAAATCTACCTCTATTCATATCAGAAGCTATACAACATGCAATACCCATTGCTGCTGGATCGCCCATCATTAAAAGATAGTCATTATCATCGAAATCTTTGAGTTTTCTGCGAAGTTTTTTTATCGCAGGCTGTGGACTAAACATAATTTGTTGACCACTTTCAAACAATAAAACAATATCCCCGTATTCTTGTGCACTTAACACATTAATATAAGGATTTTCCTGTACTAAAAATACAGTAGGTTTTTTATCTTCTTTTTCTTTTTTAAATTCCATCTTTCTAATTTCTCCTTTACCTCTTGTATTTTATTAAAGCAAGTATTATATTGCTATTTTAGAAAGTTATTATGGATTATAGATTTAAAACGACACCTTTTCAACATCAATTAGACGCATTATCGGCTAGTTGGAACAAAGAAGTATGGGCCTTATTCATGGAGATGGGTACTGGAAAAACCAAAGTATGCATAGATAATATTGCTATTTTGTTTGATAAAGGCAAGATAAATGCAGCTCTTATTATTGTACCTAATGGTATTAAAAGAAACTGGCGTAATGAATTAAAAATACATTTATCCGATCATATTAATTACCGAGTAGCTATTTGGTCTGCTTCTCCTAAGAAAGAAGAGAAGACAGAGATTGAGCAGTTGTCCGTGATCACTGATGACTTAACCGTTTTCATTATGAATATTGAAGCTTTATCCACAAAACGTGGATATGAATTTGCTTCTAAGTTTTTATTAAAAAATCAAACATTAGTTTGTGTTGATGAATCAACAACAATTAAAAATCATTCAGCTCAACGCACTAAGAATATTTTAAAATTATCGCAACACGCAAAGTATAGACGCATCATGACAGGTTCTCCTGTAACTAAGTCTCCTTTGGATTTATTTTCACAGGTACAGTTCCTTGATCCGTGGTTGTTGGACCAACAATCGTACTACAGTTTTCGTGCAAGGTATGCCGTGGTCGTTCAACGCAGTGTCGGTACGCATTCTTTTCAACACATTGTCAAATATCAACGATTAGATGAATTACAGGAAAAAATAAAGAATTTTTCGACTCGGGTTTTAAAAAACGACTGTTTAGACCTACCTGAGAAGGTTTATACGAAGCGGTCTGTGTCATTGACCAGCGAACAGGTAAAAGCTTACACAGAGATGAAAAAAGTGGCAATAACGTTCTTTGAGGAAAATGTGATGACGGCGGCCTCAGTTTTGACACAAATGATACGATTACATCAAATAATTTGTGGTCATGTTAAAACAGATGACGGAGAGATTAAATCCATTAAAAGTAATCGCATAAAAGAGTTATTAGAGGTACTTGAGGAGACAGATGGTAAGGTTATTATCTGGGCCGTGTACCGTTATGACATACAACAAATAGAAAAAACACTAGGAGAGAAATATGGTAAAGAGAGCGTGGCAACTTATTATGGGGACACAAAAGATAATATACGCCAGTCTGTTGTTGACAGGTTTATGGATCCTGATGATCCTCTTCGATTTTTTGTCGGAAATCCCAAAACAGGAGGCTATGGTCTCACTCTTACTTCTAGTCACACTGTTGTGTATTACTCTAACGATTATTCATTAGAAGTAAGGTTACAATCAGAAGACCGAGCGCATAGAATAGGACAAACCAATAAAGTGACATATGTAGACTTAATAACAGATCATACGATAGATGAAAAGATTGTTAAAGCGTTAAATAATAAAATAGATTTAGCAAGTCAAGTTATGGGGGAGGACCCTAAAAAAATATTATTTAGCTAATGCTTGTTCGAGTAATATTTCAAGTCTTATCACCCGTTCTTTTATTTCTGGTATATCTTGCAATATTATCATCTCTAATTGGGATTGTTTTGTTTCAAGTGCTACTACTTTTTGTGACAGCATGCCATACACGATCCCAGCACTTACTAAAATCATTGCAAACCAAACTACGTTCCTTAGATTAAAATCCCGTTCCATATGTTCCTCTACTTTGATTTTCAAATTGTAAGTTTTTCATAATACGATCGTCAATATTATCACTTGCTGATAATGATTCAGTGTTTAAATTCTGATTAGGAAAACTACCCATGTATCCTCCGTTAGCTCTGTTAATCATTCCATCATTATACCTTGTTATTAAATCACCCTCTGTTTTATACATTTTATTATAAGGTAGGTTCATTATATCTTCTTCTGAAATAGTCTCTAATCCCATTGGTTGATTTGTAGCAAATATTTCTCTACCACCATAGTTTTGATTACCAGGATAGTTAAATATACGAGAAAATTCTTCTAAGTTTTCTATTGGAAGATTTGAATTAAATCCTTGTTGTGGAAATCCTTGTTGTGGAAACATCATATTTTGCTGTTCAAATACACTTTCTGGTAGTGTTCGTATTCCTTGGGATGCGGGGTCCGTGGTTGTGTTGCCATTAAACAAGTCTTTAATTCCATTAACTGTTCCAGAAAATTCTTGAGTTAACGCATCTTTAATACCTGATCCGGCGCTTTGTATTTTATTCTTACCTTGATTAAGTAAACCCGCTATCCCTTTTATTGCTCCCATGCCAGGAATAAAATTAGCAAGCTTGCCTATCATAGAACCACTAGACCAGGGGAATGCTTTTTTCATAGCTGCAGGGTTTGATTTATGCAATCCTTGCATAAACTTTGCGTAGTCTTGGGGGCTTTCACCCGCTAGTCTGGCTTTTCCACCTTTAAAATCACTTCTATTGATAGTGCCTTTATTAGCCATTCGTTGAATAGACTCTCGGTTTTTTTGTTGGTTTACTATATTTTGATTTTTATTAATACTTGGTTGAACGGCTGCTCGTTGTGCTGCTTGAGATCTACCATCTCCTTGAATATTAGATACTTGTTTTTGTTGTTGCTGTAATTTTTGGGATGCATCTCTAGAATCTATACCTCTAGATCTTGCTTTATTTACACTTCGTTTAAAATTACCTCTCGCTGCTGCTGATCTTCCTCCGCCACCAGAGCTTGAACGCTTACTTTTGTTAGCTCTACGATTTCCTCTGCTAAATCTAGCCATTATCCTCTACCTGCTAAAATTGCTGCATCCGTATCGCCTCTAATAAGAGCTGCTTGCTGATCAGGATTAAGTTTACTTCTATCTGTTACATTAACTGATTCTCTCTCCACACTAAAATCTCTACCTGCTGGACCGCCGTCTGTTTGTAATGCTTCCTGGGCATTAACTAAGAAAGGATTGTTACGAGGAGCTTGTACTGATTGGTCTATCATTTCATTAATAGCTTCTTGGTTTTCTTCTTTAAATCCGTAGATACTAGCTGGTGTACTATCAACCATACCGTTTTCCATCATAGCAGCTTCTAATAAAACTCTATCAGGAGCTTGTTGGTCTACAGTTTCGTAGGCAAGAATATCACCTTGTCTATCATATTTAGGTCTACTCATACTTGCTTGACCCATATTAGGTGAACCGTTTGTTCCAAGAATAACGTAATCTAATAATTCAATATCAGTTAAATTTTCTAAACCACCGCCTAGTTCCCCTGCATTTGCTTTTTTAATTAAGTTATTAAAATAATTTACCGTTCGTAAATCATTGTTCATAGAGGATTGACCTGGTTGTCTTTGTAACATTGGTCTATCTACACCGCCTTGGGATATATTAACATCTGGCATTTCGGTAATAGCGCCATCACTATCTAAAATAGTATAGTAAGATTCTGTCGCTCTGATTGTATTAATTAAGTTAGATCTTTGTAATGCTTTTTCTGTTCCTTCTCCCATTACTTTTTTAATTTTATTAAGTTGAACAGGGTTTCCTAAAAACTTTGAAAATCTATTACTAAATAAAACTAAACCTGCTGTTGCAAGTGGGCTCGATACCACTCCACCAATTACAAAAGCGTTTGCAATTGATTTTACCCCACCTAAAACACCACGACGTTTTACGAAATCTGATACATCACTAATATCAAAACTATTTACCAAAGAAGCAATATCTAGTGTTTCTTGTAAATCTTTATATGCTTTTTGTCCGTTCTGACCCATTGCATCAAACATAGCAACAACTGCTTCTCTACTTGTTCTGTCTTGTATTTTACTGCCTTGTTCAATTGGAAGCATTCCTAATTGTTTTCTAAGATTATCAACATTAAATACTGGTACAAATTCACTATCATGAATTCCACCACCTGAAGTAGATACTGGTGTAGTGCCTCCTCCTGGAACATTTCCTTGTACACCCATACGGGCAGACGATTTATTTCTTTTAAAAGGTGTTTCAATAATCTCTGTATTTTGACCTATAATTTTATTAAGATATGTTGCAGCTAAATTACCAAAATTTTTCTTTCCAAGTTGATCACTTATTTCTTTAATTGCCATGGGTGACATTGCTGTTGCTTCTGTCATAACACGATTAAAAATTTGATCAGGCATTAAACTTCCTGGTTTAAATGGTGCACCAGGTGCAAACATATTTCTATTTACTTGTTGTCCTGCTTTACCCATTGATCTTTGACCTGCATTAAAACCAAACATTTCTATATTGTTCATGTAAAATTCATTTGCATCTCGAAGAGCTTTGATTGAACTTTGTGCAATTATTTCATTTGGTCCTGTAAGTTTTTTCCAATGCTTATAATCATTTAGACCGTGTTCTAAATTATCTTTTAAATAAGCAAGTGTACCTTGTGGATCAATACCTACTTGAGACATTGCTCCATCACCTTTACCACCAAATCCTCTAATAGCACCATTAAGTTGTGCTTGTAGTTGTCTAAATTGTTTTAAAGTTAAATGGTCCGGAACTGATCCGAGAGCCGTGAGCAGTTTCATACCTGCCGTTGGATCTCCTACTTTGAGCATGCTAAATAATTGACTTGTATTATTAATCCATTGTCCGTCGGGAGCACTTGAACTTAGTCTTATTTCTCCGCCATCAATACTTTTAGCAAATGATTGAACCCATTTTTTTAAGTTAGCTGTTGGAATAAAAGCTTCATCTATTTTTGATGCTTGGTTAAAGAAACTGTTATACATAATAGCGTTGGTCGCTCTAAATTTACTAACATTCTTAGAGAAAGCATCGAACGCTTCTTTACCAGCCCATTGCATTCCTCTTAGTGTTGTCATTCCAGGAGATAATGTACTCATAATATCCTGAATACGTTGATTAATAGCTACACGAGATTCCGCTTGTGATTGTCTTAGTGGACCACCTACTGCTGGAAATACACCAATAATTTTTGAATACGCTTTTACCCAGTCTGCTTCACTGGCTGCTACTTTACTTAATGGAATATTTTGTCTTGCTGCTTTTTCAACTGCTTCAACTGATACGTTAGATCTAAAACCAAGAGGATAATTAATAGCGTATTTCTTTATACCACTTGCAATTGGTCCGAGACCCGCGGCTCCCATTCCAATCATCATTTCTAATTCAGCGTCACGTAAAGCTCCTTTTTGCATTTCACTTATACTTGCTGAGTCTTGTCCTTGCGTATACGCATATAGTTTATTTAATAACGAATAAGAAGTATCTGCTGCATATGATATTGGTCCAGCACTAGATCCAGCAACTAACATTTGTTTTGATGTCCCCCATTTTCCTTCTCCAAACTCTGCTAACCAGTTGTAGAACTTAGGCATAAATCTAAGTTTACCTGGTTGTTTCATTTTTAATCTTTTAGCTTCCATCATTTTAGACATTAAATATGTATCCGCCCCAATGATTGCGCCAATTCTTGTTAGCATACGAGGATCTTCTGGCATTAATTTACGAGCTGTTTTACCCATATCGTTTCCAAAATCACTTAAAGTATAAGGATCAAAACCGGGTAGTAATGTTCCTAAACTATCATTAAATCTATATTGCTGTTTACCCCCTTTATACACGCCAACAGCAGAATCAAATCCAATTGGATCTATTCTTCGTTGTTCTGCCAGCTCTCCAGCTTTTTGTAATTTTCTTGCATTAATAATAGCATCAGGTGGATTAAACTGTGCCATGTAATCAATAAGCTTAGGAGGCATTTCTCCAAATTCAACATCTAATTGATTAGCTGCACCATCCATTAAATATTGCATGTATACTTTTTCTTCTCTTTCATTTCGAGGAAAGTATGAATCATCATATTCTTGACCATCATCACCTGTAGCGTATTTTGGTACATCAAATACTATAGGTTCAGGTAAACCGTAGTCTACTAAATTTAAAGTTTTTCTAACTGTATCAGCCATTACTGTAACAACGTATTTTTCTCAGGAGCATCTCCTTGTTTTGGTAGTGTGTAGTCTCTAAACGATTTAAAGCCACCTATAATTGTTTCTATTTCGTCATCATTAAATCCTAATAATTTTAATTGTTCTCTGTTGTTGTATATAATTGGTAAAGCTTTTCCTCCTGCAATACGTTGTAACATAAATCCTCTAAGTAGTTTTTGATCTGTTTCATTACCTGCTGTACCATAAAATAAGCCTACTGTTTCAAATTGACTTTTTGCCGCTGCTTTTAATTCGTTAATAACGAAATCTAATTTAGTTGTAACACCTTTAGATGATTCACCATAAAGGTTTAACGTAGCTGCTGCTCTTTCAATATCGTCTTTGTTTAATCGTCCTGAAGCTTTACGTGCTCTTGCTAGTGCATAAATAATTGCAGTAGAAGCTGCTTCGTTGAGAGGTAAATCTTTTTGGAATTGCATCAATCCAAATAAATCGTCTGCTTCTTGTCCACCTAATTTCATACCACTAGGTAATGTAATCTCATCTTTACCGTTTGCTCTTGCTTCTTGTAAGTTAGCAAAATCATTCTTCATTATTTCATAAGCAATATTTGTAGCATTTTTTAAATTAGTTGCGGTTTGATCGTCAAATATTTTTACATCTTTACCGTTGATATTAACAGTAGCTCCTTTACCATCTTCTGTAATTAAATCAGTCGGTAGAAGTAATTGTCCTGACTTAGGCATAAAGGATTGATTAAAGTTTTTATCATTTTTTAATCTATCTTTTACATCATCATTAAAGAAACTTGTTCTGAAGTCTTTTACGATTTGTAATTTGTCCTGTGACCAACTTAAAAATGCTCCTGTAAATCCTGCAAATTCTGGATTCATTACAAGACTGTTTTGTACATTAAGAGCCATGTCAATAACTCGGTCGTAGTTATCAATCTCATTTTTAATTTCAATAAACTTGTTAGGGCTTGTAAGTTTTATACCACCTTTAGATGCTGTGTCAGATGTTGGATCGGTTGAAGTAGGATTCTTATAGCCAAGAAGTTTGTAGTTAACCATAACTGGAAAACCGTTTTTATCTACAGCAGTTGGATGCTGTACAAATAATTTATCATCTTGATACATTCCAATAACTGGTCCTACTAAGTTACCATCTTCTCCTTCAAAAACATAATCATCTACTTCTGTATTATATTTATCTCTAAACTCCTCTTTCATAATTTCATATTGTGCTGTGTTATGTTCGTTCGCAGCTGTTGCTTCTGATTTTGCTAAGTCTAAATTTGAGTCATATATCTTTTCTATTAAACTTTTTTCATTTTGTTCATTTTGTAAAAAGACTTGAGATGCTAAATTTAATCGTGTTGCCTCTTCTTCTTTTTGTGCGTTAAACACAGCCGTACGTCTTTCTTTTGAATCTTTTCTTTTTGCTGCTTGTATACCAGCTAAGTCTGTTGTTAATTGTTTACCTGCATTAGCTATTACAGCTCCCATCTGTCCACCTATTGTAGGTTGCATTAGATTTAATCCAAAATTAGCCAGTGCTAATCTTCTCTCTGTTTTATAATCTTCTTTTGGGTACAACGCATTTAATTCTTCTTGCGTGGTTTGTGGGGCAAACTCATCTAAAAATGCTTCTAGTTCTTCATCAGTTGTAGTTACACTTTCTTTTTGTTGATCTGTTAGCGTAGGCATTGCCTCATCAGCAGTCATAAAGTCTGATGCTGTATAAGTAGTATTATATTTATTATGTAATTTCATTAGCCCTTGAATTACTTCATCATTGCTAACCATTGTTTGATCAATAGGGATACCCCCTATTGTTAAATCTTTGTCGTTATTATTGATTGCTGCCGCTTCTGCAGCCAACGCATCATTCATGCTATCTAAATCTAAATCATCAACAGATAAAGTATCAGGGCTTACCCCTGTAGGAATAGGACCTCCTGCTGGAGATCGTGATCCACCAAACGAATCAAATTCGTAAAGATCTGATAGCCCGTTAGCCATCTTAACTTCCTGTCATTCCACCATATGCTTGCATGCCCGTAATACCAGCACCAATAGCACCGAGTAATGGGTTAGTATATGGTTGAGGAGTTTGTAACATTGTTTGAGACATACTTGGTGTACGAGATAAAATGTCTGACATAAAGCCAAGTCGTTGATATGGCTCTCTAGCTCGTTCTTGATTAAATCTGTAAGTCTCATCAGCCATTTGTTGACCTCTTTGTCTTTTAATTCCACCAATATTAAGTAAAGATCCTATACCTTGTTGCCCAAGCTGTTGAAATTGTGCTCCCATATTAGCTTGTTGTGTTCCTAGTTGACCAAATTGATTAGCTGCTGCTAATTGATTAGCTTGATTTTGATTAAAAGTGTTTATTGCATTTCCTTGAGCTTGTTGAAAATTCTGTGATAAGTCTTGAAATATACGTTGTGATGCCATGTCGGCTAAACCTTTTTGAGCTTCTCCTTGTGCAACGCCGTATCTACTACCTCCAAACACGCCACCCTTAACTGCATCACCTGCCATAGTGTTCATTTGTTTTTTAAATTGTTCATTCATTTGTTCTAACGCTTTGTTAGTAACATTCTGTTGATATTGGTTCATAAACCCTGACACGTTTGATGTCGAAGGATCGTATTGTTGTTGTGCTGCTTGTAGAGGAGCTATACCTTGGCCAATAGTAGCCATTCCAGTATCAAGATATTGTTTATAAGCAGGATCTCCTGTGCTCATTCCTGTTGTAGGATCGATACCCATTTGACCAGCACCAAAATTAAATGCTGCTTTTTCTGTTACATCAAAATCAGCTATACCTCTTCTTTCAGAAGGCATTGGTTGATCGCCACGTTTAAAAGTAGATTCTAATAAACGACGTCTATAGTCTTCTAAAAAAGGAGCTTCTCTTTGACCTGTATATTGTACATTTGGGGCGACCATTATCTCATTCCTTTCGGTCCTCTGTTTGATTGAGGATCTAATTTGTTCATCATATTATACATTGCTTTCGGTCCACCTGCATTTTCAACAGCCTTAGCTGTAAATACAAATTCACCATTACTTAATTTAGCCGGTATTAAATCTTCTTTTGGTCCACCAGGACCATTAATCATTCCATTTTTTCTTGGATACTGTTGATGAGGATTACCACCTGAAGCTAAATTAACTATACCACCTAGTGCCAAAGGTGTTAAACCTTTTTCCGCATCAGGAGTATAATTAGAATAAATACCATCTCCTGTTATTTGATCATAATATTGTCCGTCAGAAGGATTAAAAAACATTTTTTCTACTAACGTATCCGTATAATCACCTGTACCGTACCGTGAACCGTATCGTTTATCAACTG